CATCAACTTTTACCCATTTTAGATCATTGCCATCGTAAACATAAATGTTTCTACCATAGTTTTCACTGTTGCTTGAATCCACCCAAATATCACCATCTACTAGTGCTGACTCATCTGATTGTTTAGTAGGTTCAGTTGCACTTACAATTGGTCCTTTTGGATCTGAATCACTCTTAACATTTAGGTAACCTCTCCATGTTGTACCATCGTGGATCATAATATCAACATCATCTAAAGTTGTGTCATACCATAATGTTCCATCTGCTGGTGTTGAACTTGGAGCACTTGCTTTTGCTTCGTAACTTAATGGCTTCCAGTTTGAAATAACAAATGTATCAGCACTTGTTTCATTTGCTGGAGCATCGTATACGTTATCAATTGAGTTAGTAAAGCCAACGCCTGCTACCGGAGTACCAGTACCGTCTTTTAATCTAATCTCACCACCAATTCTGTGTGTGATTTTAACTTTACCATCGCTTGTTACTTCAGCAACAACGTTTGTAAGTCCTGCATTTGAAACAGCCGCTACAAAAGCCGCCGCATCAGTTCCTGTGAACGAAACGTCTTTGCTTGTTAAAGTAGTTGAACCTTTTAAAGTTTCTCTAATTGTAAACGTTTTAGTTCCAGCACTTAAAGTTGGGTTTGCAGTTCCAGCAGTTGCAGTTGTAGGACTTGGTAATTGTCTACGCTGTAATCTAAAGTCTGCTACTGGATTCGCTCCTCCACCTGTGTTAGCCAATACAAATAAAGTACCAGTTGCAATGTTAGCACCGCCACCTGCGTTGTCTAATGCTTTAATTGCTTCTGCTCTTGAATTGTAAATAGGTGCTTCAACAGTTGAAAATAGTCCTGTTGAAGAACTGTAAACTTTTAACTTCCAACTTGCACCTAAGTTAGGTTCTGTAGTTTTAATGTATACACTTCCTGTTGGACGTAAACCATCATAACGTGTACCTTCAATAGTTACGTTATCAGTTGATTTCCATAAAGGAATTTTACTGTGTGCAGAAATTTGTGTTTCTGGACCATGATAATGTCCTGCTGTGATACCAACTTGTGTTAAAATTGTACCAGAACCTTCTTCAATAATTAAACCACCATCACCTGTAGTTGAATCTGAACCGCCTAGTAGCGAAGTTGTACCATCTGTGTAAATTGTTAATCTATCGTTTGAATCTGCTTTAGCACCAACACCTGTAATACCAGCCGCGTTAATCGCTTCTGCTAAACCACTTACAGTTCCTGATCCTACTGGAACATTAACCTGTGTGTTGTTGATGATAATGTTTGATTCATCAATTGTGCTAGGAGTCAAAGTTGCTGTTACTGTAGGCCAACTTGTTGCCCAAACACTTGAAGTAAATGTATCTGATGTACTAAAGCCTGCCGCATCAAAAGCACTTTCGTCTTGTGTACCAACTTGTACCCAAGCATTGTCTGTGTTCTTGTAGAAGACTTTGTTTTCAGTGTTCCATGTTACAATAGCATAGTCGCCTTTTGCACCAACGCTATCTTTAACACCTGTGTAAGTAGAACCACTTACACCAGTTAAGTCAGTTGCCGCACTAATAACAGTTGGAACTTTGTTTGTAAATTTCTGTGTTGCTGAATTCCACTCAAATACACCATATAGTGAATCGTCTGTGTCAAACCAATAAGTGCCATCTTTTGGAGCACCTGTTGGAGCAGTAGAAGTACCTTTTAACTCTCCTAAGTCAACATCAGAACGTACCACGTATGCTCTATTAGCAACACCAAGATAGGAGTAAGCGGCTTGTAAACCATACTCGTTTAGTTCTGAACCATGAATTGGATTGTTTGAAGTATCAGTGTAGAATGTTGGATTACCAAAGGTATCTGTTAATTCTCTCTGACTAGTAATAAGATATACTTTCCCTGCATTTGATGATGTCGTTCCAGCGGCAGTTCCTGTTCCAGAACCGTTCGGTTTGCTTTCCGCAGTTGCAACGACTAATAAAGGCACTGTATTGCCAGCGGCAGGGACATAGAAACTCTCGTCAATTACGCTAACGTCAACGCCTGGTGATGATAAAGCCATTTGTTTACTCCTTTTACGTTGTATTCTAAATGTATTTATAACAATATAGAAAAAAGAACCGCTATTATATATACAAAAAGGGGTCGAAAAGGGCTTGGTAAATACGTTTATGAGTAGGCCATTGTGCAAATCATGCGGTAAAAGACCCGTTGCTATAAACTATTACAAAGGTAGGAAACCCTACTATAGAAGCAAGTGTGACGGTTGTGCCAAAGGAACTAAACCGGGTATACCTTATTGGGCTCAAGCAGGATATGAGCAAAAAGATCGTTGCGAAAAATGTGGATTCCAAAGCAAACACAAAGAACAGTTTAATGTGTATCACATAGACGGTAACCTACTTAATTGTAGGCACAGTAATTTAAAAACTATATGTGCTAACTGTCAGCGTTTGTTGCAAAAAGCAGGATCTAAGTGGAAACAGGGAGACCTAACACCTGACTTCTAACAGCATTTTGTAGATCGTCGATATCGCCATCATTTTCAATCACACCATCGACCTTTTCACCAATCCATGCATATTCACTGGAATGAACTTTAGGATATTCTGTTGCCATTTTGTCAGTTACAATCATGTTTTTGACCTTTTTCGCTTCAGCATGTTGCATGTTTTGTGTTTCTGCGATATCAAACCATTCAGGGTCTGGACCACGTTTAATGCGGAACACTTTTCCACGTAAACGTTTAATCATTTTAATTTCGTTTGGAAAACGCACATCTGAAATAACGGCGTCTTGTTTCATTGTGAGTAGTTTATTTTCTAAACTAGCAATCCATATATCGTCATGGAAGTTTTTTCTTAATACGTCGGTGCCCCAATACTGTAAAATCCAGCGGGGCGTAAGTTCGGGAATGCCTAGTTTATCAGCCCACCATTCGTCAACCTGTTCACGCCATTCTCTTGACTCTTTAGTATTACCCTCTAGGAACTCTCTGTCCCATCCAAAAATAGCGGCTACAGCATCTTTAAGATTAGTAGCAAAACTAACCCGCTTGTAACCCGCTTCTGAAACTAACGTGTCTGCACACGTATCTTTGCCTGAGCCTATTAGGCCCACGAAACCAATAATCATAGTAAGTGTATATATCCCATGTAGATTTATATAATAGTTGATTTAGATAGTTTTGTCAAGCACTTTTTAACCAATAACAAATGATAATGGCTTAGAACCATCAACATAGTTGGCTAAATCTTGCTCCAATTTATCCATTTCTGCTTGTGCGTCTGCTTTCATAGCATCGCCGTTTAATGATGTGCCACCTTGTGGACTAGCAATAGTAGCAAACTTGCCTCTTGCTTCACCGATCATATATTTGCACGTTGCAAGTGTATAATCTTTAAGCCATTGTCCCGCATAAGGGTCTGCTAACAAATTGAATTCTGGTCTTTGGTTGTAGCACTGCAAAAGTACTTTTTCGTCTGATCTTGGTCTTTGAAAAATTGTTAATTTTTTAGTTGTAGGATCAAACTTAAAGTTAATGAAACTACCAAACATTTTACCTACTAGTTCTTGATAACCTGCAAACGCAAAGTAAGTTGCAAGACCACCCATTTGTGTAGAACTTAATAGATATGTATTTGTATAGGCCATGTTGAAAGGTTCAAAAATAGTTCCACCTTCTCCACCACCTGTACGCGATCCAATGCTTCTTCTAAATGCTTCTCTTACTTCAATAATTTCGTTTGGTAGAATATAATCATTAGTGTCTTTTTGAAGTTCAAGAGTGATATAACTTTCTTCAACAGCATTTTCAGCACGTTGTCTATATTTTCCTAATGCTTTTGTGTAGGCTACTTCGTAGTGATCGTTGTCTAATTCAACATCAATCATTCCATCGCCTAGTAATAAGCGGATGTAGTCAAATACTTTCTGTTTTTCAGTTGCTAATTGGCTCATGCTAATATTTATCCTTGAAGCGATTGTTTATTCAATAAATAACAGTATGCCGAGACTATCGTTATATAAACCAGAAAAATCAGCGGATTATCGCTTTTTAGACAGAAACATCAAAGAAACGTTTCAGATTGGTGGAACGGACATTTATGTACACAAGTACTTAGGTCCTAAGGAACCAACAACTGCAACGCCAAGCACACCTGCTGGTGTAAATGATATACCTGAAACTAAAATACAAGATCTGCTATTTTTAGAAAATAGAGATAGACAGTACAGCGATGACGTATACACAATACGAGGTATCTACAACGTTCAAGGTATAGATTTTGATTTAAGTCAATTTGGAATGTTTATGCAAAACGACACAGTTTTTGTAACCTTCCATATGAACAGCAGTGTTGAAGCAATAGGAAGAAAATTAATGAGTGGTGATGTGTTAGAATTACCGCATCTAAAAGACGAATATGCACTTAACGACTTTCAAGTTGCACTAAAACGTTTTTACGTAATTGAAGATATAAACAGAAGTGCAGAAGGTTTTTCACAAACATGGTATCCACACTTGCTAAGAGCAAAATGCAAGCCAGTTATGGACAGCCAAGAATTTAAAGATATTTTTGATAAAGAGTCAGGTCAAGAAGGAAAGTCATTACGCGATGTAATGAGTACATTTGATAAAGAAATGCAAATTAATCAAGCAGTGCTTAACCAAGCCGCTGAAGATGTTGCATTAACAGGTTATGACACTGACCAGTTTTTTGTTATGCCTACAGACAAAGATGGCAATGTAGATAACATTGAAGGCGACAGTACACAAGCAGGAACACTTCAAACACCAAGTGGTAATTATTATGTAGGTTATTTGACAGGAAATGCAAAACCTGCTAATGGTGCTACTTATAGTTTTGGCTTACAGTTTCCTTCAAATTCAGCAAAAGGTGATTACTTCTTAAGAACAGATTATTCACCAAACAGATTATTTAGATACGATGGAGATCACTGGATCAAAGTTGAAGACAATGTTCGTACTGTTCCACCAAGCGGAACAACTACTAAAACACAACTTGGTACATTTGTCAACAATACTGCAACTAGAACTATTGACGGTGTTGAAGTTGATGAAAGACAAGCATTATCTAAAGCACTTAAACCTGAGGCGGATAATTAATGCAACATTTTTATGATGGACAGATAAGAAGATTTGTTACGCAATTCATGAGAGCGTTTAGTAACTTCAGTTACAAAGACGGTGCTGGTACTTTGCGTAAAGTTCCTGTAACATATGGTAACTTAACAAGACAGGTTGCTAATATTATTAGAGACAACTCTGAAAACAAAGTAATGAGTGCTCCAAGAATTGCTTGTTATGTGAGCGGTTTGGAATATGCGAGAGATAGAGTACAGAATCCTACACACGTAGATAAAATTCATTTACGCACAAGAGATAAAGATAGTGCAGGCGATTACATAGAAGATCAAGGTCCGGGTTATACTGTAGAACGTCTAATGCCTGTACCATTTACGCTAAGAATGAAAACAGACATTTGGTCAACTAATACAGATCAAAAATTACAAATTATGGAACAGATACTTGTTCTGTTTAATCCTAGTTTAGAAATACAATCTACATCAAATTATATAGACTGGGCTAGTTTAAGTTTAATAGAACTTAACAGTGTTAATTACAGTACAAGACAGATTCCACAAGGTGTTGATACAGAAATTGATGTGGGTGAAATGGAATTTATAGTTCCTATATGGATTACACCTCCTGCAAAAGTTAAAAAACTTGGCGTCATTGAAAAAATTATAATGAATATTTTTGACGAATCAGGCAGTATAAGTGATGGTATTATTGACGCTACAGTACCTATGGGCACCACAACAATAAGTCCGGGTAATTTTGATTTACTTGTATTCAATAATACTGCAAAACTTCTAGGAGGCACTGAAGGCTTAGAAGAAAAGCGTGGTGAAAAAGGTGTTTCATTT